ACATTAGAAGAGAGGAACACTACATTGATTACGGTACAAAAAAACCGACCCTGTTCCATCGAAGGCAAGGCCGGTAAGCTGAGATTCAGCACGGATACGTTTATGTTAAGAGAGGTACTTTAATGAGAATATTTGATATAGAAACAGATGGCTTCAATAGCACAAAGATCCACGTAGTATCTTGGTCAGATGACTTAGGTAAGACAGTAAACTCAACACATGACTACGATGAGATGCGTGAGGTATTTAAGGTTGATACACTCGTAGGGCACAGCATTGTCAGGTTTGACATCCCCGCAGTGGAAAAAGTGTTGGGTATAAAAGTTAAGGGTCGTCTAATAGATACCCTAGCTGTAGCTTGGTATGTAGACCATGAACGTGGTAAGCATGGTTTAGAAGGCTACGGAGAAGACTACGGAATACCTAAACCTAAGATTACTGATTGGCAAAGTCTGACACCTCAACAATATGCTCACCGTTGTGAGGAGGACGTCAAGATAAATTCTAAGTTATGGGTAGCTTTAGACAAGAAGCTTAACAAGCTATATGACAACAAAGAAGATAAAAATCGCCTTATAGACTACCTAACCTTCAAGATGGAGTGCGCAGCAGAGCAAGAAGCCCTACAGTGGAAATTAGATGTAACTAAAGCTCGTACACACCTAGAGGTATGGGAGACACTTAAGGCTGAGAAGATTGAGCAGTTAGCTAATGCTATGCCAGAGGTTAAGAGATATAAGATGGCAAACAAACCCGCTCAGATGGAGAAGAAGAATGGAGAGTTGTCTGTAGCTGGTGAGAACTGGGTGACTCTTTGTAGACAATATAAAGTTCCAGTGACTACAACAAAGATGCAAGTGCTGCATAAGGTTGAGAGAGCTAACCCTAATTCCCCTGACCAAGTTAAGTCTTGGTTGTATAGCTTAGGTTGGGAACCAGCTACTCATAAGTACGTTAAGGATAAGGATGGCAAGAATGAAAGAAGTATTCCGCAGATCCGCAAGGATGCAGAACTATGCCCCTCAGTCTTACGACTGGCCCCTAAGGATGAAGCTATACACCTTCTTGATGGGCTTTCTGTTCTCAGCCATCGTATATCTGTTCTTAAAGGCATGGTTGATGCAGAGCGTGATGGATACGTGCAAGCAACAATCGCAGGATTTACCAACACAATGCGCTTCCGTCATGCAAGACCATTAGTCAATCTACCCTCAGTGGAAAAGCCCTATGGTGCTGAGATACGTGGGTGTCTGACTGCACCTGATGGTTACACCTTGTGTGGGGCTGACATGACTAGCTTAGAGGATACAACCAAGCGTCACTACATGAAACCATTAGACCCCGATTATGTAGCTGAAATGAGTAAAGATGGCTTTGACCCACACCTAGACTTAGCTAAACACGCTGGTGTTATTACACAAGAGGACATCGACAAACACAACTCAGGGGAACGTAGCTTGAAGTCACTACGCAAGAATTACAAGGTAGTCAACTACAGTGCTACATATGGCGTAGGAGCCTCTAAACTGGCCCGTGAGACGGGTATGAGCTTAAGAGAGGCTAAGGCACTAATAGATGCCTTTTGGTCACGTAACTGGTCAGTACAGAGGGTTGCAGAGGTAGCTAAGGTTAAGGAGTGCTTGGATGGGTATTGGCTGTTTAATCCAGTCTCTAAATTCTGGTACAGTCTACGCAATGAGAAAGACAGATTCAGTACACTTAATCAAAGCACAGGGGTATATTGCTTTGACAGTTGGGTGGCTGCATGTAGGAAACAGGGCATTAAAACCATTGGTCAATTTCATGATGAAGTTATCGCCTTGGTAGAAGAAGGAGGAGAAGCAGATGTAAAAGATAAGATGGAAAAGGCAGTATCTCAGCTTAATAAAGAGCTAAGTTTGAACGTGCCATTAGGTACAGATGTGCAATTTGGCAACACTTATGCAGAGATACACTAAAGTGTAAAAAAACACTAAAAGGTACTTATATTTTATTCTTTTAGGTGCCTAATATATAATACAGCCCTAACGAAAAGGAACTCGACACATGGCTAAATACACAATGGATATGGTACTACAGTACGCTAAAGTATTCCCTGAGAACGCTGACTACGGAGACCCTAAAGGTAATCGTGTAGCTAAGAGTATCGCTGATAAAGGTGGTCAGTATATTGTTCAAGGTTATTTCACAGACCCAGATCAAATCAGTCAACTACTAGAAGATGGGTTAGATCCAGAGCCAATGAACAGCCCCCGTATTATCGACGGAGATGCTCAGTATGGTATTGGTAAATACATGAAACTCAAGCGTATGGTTAAGGACGTTAAGAACTTTACTGACCGCTACGGTAAGCCCTTTGAGAAGGACTACGGTGGCGCACCAAACATTGTTAATCTTACAAACGGTATGGACAAGAAGACACTGTGGAGCTTTGAGGAAGATGGGCCTCTAGGTAATGGAACCAAAGCTAAGGTTCAATTTGAGACTTATTCTAATGGTGCTGGTGTACGTCTTCTTAACGTAGGTATAACTGAGCATGTACCCTACACTTCAGGAGAGCCAACTGAAGACGATAAAATGTTTATGGTGGGGTAGTCAAATGACGAAGGTAACAATCATCTTTGAAAGCGAAAGTGAAGACGATGGATTTGAGGGTAAGACTATTATTGAGCGTCACAACATAGACGATCTCTGGGCTTTATCTAATGTATTTACTGACGCAACTAAGGCAGGTGGGTGGTGTTATGTTGCAGATGTAGCCTTTGAGAAGGACGATGGTAAGATGGTCTTTGGGAGCTTCTGATGATAGATGGGAAGGTTTTAATAGATGGTGACATTGTAGCCTATCGTGCGGCTCACGTTACCGACAAAGACTTTCCTGAAGATGCCAAGAGTAAGGTAGATGAGCTTATGGGGGACATACTGGATAAAACTACGTTGTTCAGTCTTCCCGATGAGTACACCGTCTACCTTACAGGCAAAGGTAACTTCAGGTACTCTATAGCTACTAAGAAGGTCTATAAGGGCAATAGAGTAGCAGCAGTAAAGCCCAGATATCTACCTCTCATCAGGGACTACTTAACAGTGAACTACAATGCTATTACTAGCGAAGGGGAAGAAGCAGATGATCTTATAGCTATAGAGGCTACTAAGCTTGGTCCTAGTACTACCATAGCTTCCACAGATAAGGACTTTATGCAGATACCTTGTCATCATTACAACCTAACTAAAGAAACCTTCACAAAGGTGAGTAAGGAAGAGGCTGTACGGTCTTTCTACACTCAGCTACTGACAGGCGATAAGGTAGATAACATAGGTGGCGCTCCTGGAATTGGCCCTAAGAAAGCCGTTCAGATCTACAAGGATTGTAAGACAGAGGAAGACTTCTGGAAGGCAGCTCTTGAAGCTTACAAGGGGGATATAGATCACGCCATAGAATGTGCAAGGTTACTTTGGTTAAGACGTAAGGAGGGTGAGCTATGGGAACCACCAGTGAGCGTAGAAGACACGCAATAAAGAATGGTTACAGGTCAGGCCTAGAGGATGATATAGCTAAAGACTTAGAGGGTAGGGGTGTAGGTTTTGAATACGAGAAACTAAAGATTAGATGGAATCTTGTAGAATATAAAACTTACACTCCTGATTTTAAGTTACCTAACGGAATTATCATTGAGTCTAAGGGTAGGTTCGTAGCAGCAGATAGAAAGAAGCACATAATCATTAAAGAGCAACATCCTTTTCTCGACATAAGGTTTGTTTTCTCTAACTCTAGGGCTAAGTTATACAAAGGCGCTAAGAGTACTTACGGAGATTGGTGTAATAAGTACGGCTTTATTTATGCAGATAAAAGGATACCCGACGAATGGCTAACACAATCCTGATTAAAGTCCATCGTGTTCTTGATGGCCCCTACGAAGATGAAGATGGTAATTACTGGTTAAACTGTAGAGTAGAAGATCCCCAAGAAAGAAACCCAAGTAAAGTTATGTTTGATGAAGAGATCCCGTTTGTCTCCTTTGATGCAGCCTATGAGTTTCAGAAACACTTCTACAGATCAATCGAACCCATACTAATAGAATTTGAAATGGATACCCGATATGACAGCTAAGACAGCAGTAGTATTCTCATGCGCTCACTCAGACCCCTC